GTACGCCATCGCTACCTCCGAAAGACCTGAGCAAAGAACTGCAGATTACCAATGCTCACATCGACGGGCTGGTCTTCTGTAGCTGAACCGGGAATCGTGCAGTCTTCTGGGCCCCTCCGGCTCTTCCATAACAAGCGCGCGCTGACGGGACCGGAACCACGAAGGTCAATCGCACCCAGGTTGCTCTCAATAACTGGTGCAGAATTTGTGGTCCATGACTGACCGCCTACAACCATTGATACCGTCGTGGCTATGGCCGACCGCCGGTCAAACCTATGCCGAATATGGTTCCATGTGCCTGTAGAGTCACTTGACCAAGTCTTGTTGAGGCCAACCTGTGTAGGACAGTAGATCTGCCCACCTCTTCTTGTTGGGAGTCGAACATTTTCAGAAGCATCACTGATTAACTGACCTGGAGATGTCACAAGGATGCCGAACTTAAAGTCGTGGTTATCTCGCTTGTACTCAAAAGTATCGTCATCGCCCGTGTCATCTCGCCTAGACCACCCAATCAGGCCCACATCGAAGTGGAACCAAAAGCTTGCGCGGATAATCACGTAGGTATGTACCTGAGGACGCCAGTCAAATTCAATCGTTGCATACGCATCGGTCGTACCACCTGAAACTCTTGAACTGGGAGTCCCAAACGGAATGTACTGCCACCCAGCGCCAGGAACCGGCACATTCTTCTTAACACCGTTCAAATAGCATCGAGAGTTTGAATCATCGTTAAGGACATCCGACCATGTATCGTTGGTTTCGAATGACCTTCGGTCCAAGCCCTCTTCTCGAATGTTGAACTCGCTGATGGAGTTATCTGCTTCCTCCCACGAATCCTTAGTAGCGTTGATGTCCTCCTTGGAGATTGTCTCTCCCTCTTGGATACCAGTAGTGGTCACAAATCCAGAAGTATCAGATGACATTATCGACTCCTGATTTGGGTGATGAGGTTGGGATGTCGAAGTTCGCAGTCATGCCGAAGCTGAATGGAAAATGTGTTTTCTCCACCTGCCGAGGTCCAGGTTGGCCCCCGCCACTCGGTGTAGTAATATACCCGCTTTCCGGCACTGGACTGAACCGTCGTGTCGTTGCCAGGGGAATACCACACCATCTGTGACTGCAGTTCAACACGATGAGTACCAGACGAGACTGGGATTGCGCCAGACAAGTAGATCGGGTGATGTCGATACTCAGAGCCAAGTGCACCCGTTTCAGCAACGATCATTCCATCTACAACCACTCGCCACATCGAGCACAAGATGGAGCTTGCCCTGTATCGGTAGTAGTAGCCCTTGGGGCGGTAAAAAGCGTATCCCTGGGTGGTGTAGTTGTGATTCAATCCACCACCAGAATCATGTAGAGCGTAGTGCCAATCGTCCCAGAAGTCACCTGAGTTGTTCATGCTACCTGTACCGGTCTGCCAGCTGACGGTTCCGTGGAAATCAACGATGATAAGAGCGTCGGATTCGGTACTAAACGTATGAAATGGAAGCTGAGTGCTGTACTTCTCACTTTGCTTGCTTGCGCGGGCCAAAATCGCAGAACCCTCATTTTCCTCAACGGTGGCCCAACCCTCAAAATCGCCTGAACTACCGCTTGATGGATATGTTAAAAAGGACTTGCGACCTATTAGACCGCGCTTGTTTTTGATGCCATCCCATACAGTATCTCCCGCCTCTACAACCAGAAAATCTGCCCGATTAGTCCAGCCAGACTGAAGGTGGCTAAACAGGTAGCCGTACTGAGAGAACTCCTGGTTGATCAATACCTGGGTAAAGGTGTTTCGCTTGACCTGTCGGGCATTCAGGCTGCGCTCACGGAGGTTGTCGTTGTCGAGAAAGCCGTTGAGTTCAGAACCAAACTCGTTCATGTTGATCCGCCACTCTGACGGTTCAACGATGTCCTCATCCATCATGTGCTCTTGGCGCTTTCTCCAGGTCATGTCATCTCCGGTCTGGCCGTAGGGCCTCGTTGAGAGGCTTGATGTTCCTCTGCTCTCCGACCTTGGCCTCGATGTCGTAACCGACAATCTCAATCTTCGTTCCGCTGGCTGAGTCTTCAGATGTAGCGATAGTGATGCCGACCTCTCGCACTGGACCCTTATGTGTGGTGCTCACATCGTACCGAATCACGGTCGGGCGATACTCGCCCCAGTAGTCGTCATCCCACTTCGCAGTCCCATAGACCGGATACCTCTCATTGGGGTCTTGCTGGTCTGCTGGCTGCCTCTTGTCGCGAATGTTGAACAACGAGCGATTCACTCGGTAGTTGATGCTCATGTTGTTGTCGCCATACCCCACCCCATACACCATCAAATGGGATGGATGCGTCGTCTTGTAGACACTCCCGAACGGTAGATTGGCCGTCGTGTATATGGGGTCGACCTTCCAAGTCAGACCCTTCGTTGGATACCCACGGGAGTAGACTGCAATTCCAGAAACATTGGCGTAAGCGCCGCCATACGTGGGGCTTCCCGTTCCACCAGAAAGCTCTTCTGGGGTTCCACCAGAAAGCTCTTCTGTGGTTCCACCAGAATCTGCTGGTAACAAACCTGATACTGCAGTAAGACCAGCAGTGTCAAGAATGGCAGAACCGATAGTTGAGCCAGGAATGGCAGAAACAGTGAAATCTTCATATGTAGTTGTCTCACCAGTAAACGATACATCGTCTGGATCAGGCCGCTCAAGGCCAAAGAACAAGTATCCACGATGGTCATTTGAGTGGACCGCGCATGCAACTGGGATGTTGTGTCGAACACTCCAAGAGCCAACCATGTAGTGGTACACCAGCAGAAGATTGTTCTTGCTTGAGCCTTGAGTCGGAATCGATAGCCAGTACTCATTGTCCTTGAGATACACAGCACCAACGGCTCTGATGGCAGCCGATGTATTCAGCTTCTCCATCTGGTGGGGGATCTCGGTGGAGAGCTTGACGATATTGGTGATGGTCCCAGTGTTCTCGAGAGCTCCTTCAAGAAGGCATACATGCCGTTCAGAGAGGAAGATGAGTCCAAGACCTGGAGCTTCCGCAATGCTGTTCGGAGCCCAGCAACCGATGTCCTTGTTCAGCGTCTGGGCGGAAAAGCCATCAAATGGATTTCCCTTGATCAAGTAGATACCCCGCGACTTGAAGACCACCAGCGAGTTCTTGGTTGCGCGCATTCCAGTGATTGGACCACCATCGTCATCGCCAATGTGCAAGACGTTTAGATCAGGGAACGACTCAGGGAAGTTCGGCGCGGAGAAGTAGATCGTGTTGTTGGTTCCACCGGCAGCAAACATGGTGTTCTTAAAGCTTGCCAGAAAGCGCGTACCTGGCGGGAATTTGCCAAGCTGACGGGTAGCCAGAAGACTACCAAGAGAGGTATCTGGGTGACCATCGATGAACATCTCGGTCATGTTGTCCTGAATCTCTTTCAGGAAGTAGAATCTGGTCGATGCGCCCATCGAAACCATTGAACCATTGGAATCATAGAGGTTCCGACTTCGGTAGATCCTGCGAGCAACGCACTCGGATGGGCCTCGAGAGATATGAACCGTCACGAATGCCTTTCCATGCTGGTTCCACTGACCCGTTCCATTGAGGAACATCGCCACATTACTGGCTTCAGACGACTCAGACTCCTGACCGCGCTCATTGACATAGGTGATCTTGTACTGCCACCCTACTCGCCTGCGATCCACCTGCTGATTGAGGTGCAAGGCACCCTGAATCTTCAGGTCAGAGTCATGGAGTGAGTAGTCTGGCGTGCCGGCATGACTTGATTCTCGCAAATCCCGTCTGGTTGTGCTGTATAGACTCTGCGAGGCAACAAAGTACTTGCCCACACCAAACTCAGCGAAGCTCTTCGGGCCCATGCCCCAATAGGTGTAGTCATCGAACAGTCCATGCCTGCCCTTCTTAACGGCGCTCTCACCAGTGACCGGATTGCCAACACCAAAGCAGAAGGTGGATGTGTCGAAGAACTCACCAGCTGATGCCTGCGGTGGCGATGGTGGGTTCTCAAATCCAGCCCGCTCGATGTACTCACCATTGAACACGATGGGCCTCTGGTGGCCGTTGACCATATAGAGTCGACCACCCCAGGCCTGCGACTGGGTCGGGATAGCAAGCCCAGCATCGAATCGATTCTTGATCGCGTTCAGGCCCTCACCGATGTCTGCATTTCCGATCGTGTTGGTGCGCTTACGGGCAAACTGAACCATCACTCGGCAGGCCTCAAAATCATAAGAAGAACTGTACTCAGCAGCGTTTCGTGACCCATCAAAGTACCGAAGTTCAAGCCTGCCCTCGTTGATCATCTTCTTGGCTGGGTCAAATGTCTGCTGCTCATAGACAATGAACTGACGAGCTCCATTGTGCTGCGCGAACCAATGAATACTTCGAACGCTTGGGTAGGCCACCGGAGTGATTGAATCAATCGTTGTGACAGTCTCTGTTATGGTAACCGTGCCACTCGGACCGATAGGGCTTTGTGGCTCAGTATCATCGTCGCTGTTTGACGGGTATTCAACCTCGTTTTCAGTCTCGGTGTACTCAACGTTGTAGTACGGGGATTGCCGGAAGTACGGGTGCCACCCACCAGATGTGCGCCAGGAGTCCGTGGACATCCAAGTCATGTCTTGGACATAGAGTGCGTCGTTGGCTTCTGAAATCCAACGCTCATCCATGCCACGAAGCTGGAAGACTTGAAATGTCTGTGTGTTCATGTTTTCCTCTATATCTTCGAGGGCGTGCCCCAGCGTTCACCAGCAAATACTGTTCTATCAAACCCTTGGCGCACATACTTCCGATTTGCTCGAGCCAAGTACTTCTGCTTCATCCGGTCCAGAAGGTCTTCACCCTTGCGCTCGTAGAGCTGTGACTGGCTCGTCATGCCGTGCTGCAGGCAGATGTCTGCAAGGCTCTTGTAGACCAGGAGGTGGTGGTACTGGGGAGGCCAAGCAGGCGTGTCAGCATCCGCAACCAATCGCCTGGGCCGGGAGACATACCGGATCTCAACGTCCATGTCCTGGTTTGGCGGGCGATAGACCTGAATCGACTGCCGTGGGCCGCTCTCATCAAGAATACGAAGCTTGTGCAGTTCAGAGTCGTGGTAGGTCCAGTACTTTCTGTTGGTACGACTGTTTTGAGGCCACCCAATCACCTTTGGACTTTTTGCAGAGTCCGGCTCTGGTGTGGATGTAGAGTCGGTCTTCCAGCCAGAATCAACCACGTAGCCACCATTGGACGAGGAAGTACCGTCTTCACTGGAGCCTTCACCTCCGTAAAGGTCACCAATGTGATGCCAACGCTCAAAGCCGTGATGACGCGGAGAAACCGTTGAGCCAACCTTTCGGCGGTAGACTCGCTTGATCATCCCAGTGCCTACATGAAGCAGTTCATCTGAAACCGTCGTGAGTCCTTGGGTATCGATCAATCCATAGACCTTAACGGCATAGTCGCCCCCGTCTGGATGAGTGATTGAAACCACCGGAGAGGGTGGTGACTCAACACCTGCATACACGAATGTGTAGCAGTACTCATAGATGCTATTGGCAGCAAACCCCAAGCGTTCAGAGAGTGATGTGCCGTATGCTGTAGTCCAATCAGTCGTTGAGAATGACGCAACAAGAGGAGCAGCTGGCGGTGGCTCCACAAAGAAGGCCTCACCCTCCATCGCAATCACTGGGTCACCACTGTTGTCCCGGTCAAGGAAGAGGTACTCCTCCTTGAGGCTATCAAGGAACATGATTCTGCCCTGCTTGGGCGCAGTGTTCTTGGTTGTACTGACGGTAGAAACATATGCCTCAGTATCCTCATCCCAGACTGAACTCTCTGAATGAACCGGAGTAGTCAGTCCACGGTCCATGATACCGAGTACCTCTACGCAGTCAGCAGGCAGCCAATACCGCCGGAACTCAATCTTCCAGTCAGAGATATACGCGGCAGTGCCGAATGTACCTCCACTGCCCGTGCTTGGGTCAATGATTGGCCGGTCAATAACGATTCCTGACTGGGTGCCTGGCTGAAAGGCGTCAGGCCAGTCTTTGTCGTCAGTTCCCTTATACGCGTGATCAGGAGTGAAACCCGAACTGCCTGATTGAGCGCTGAAGATGCCCGTGATGACATACTCTGTGCCATGCCCACCGTGACCTTTAGCAATCCTTGTCTGCGAGATGTTCGTGTCGTTGATGATAAGGTAGTTCCCGAGCATCTCTGGAGTCGCGAACGCCTCAGATGTGCCATTAAAAAGCGCCTCATAGTGAGTGCTGTAGGTGTCTGACCTACCCACTTGGAGAACATTATTGTTCGTTATGCTCCCATCGTCTTCGATAGTAGTCTTGCTAGTGATGTCCTTTCGGAGTGTGAGCCTGTGCCGCTTCTGCATGAACAGCCAGGGATACTGACTCGAGATCTGCAGGTAGTGCCGGTTCACAACCCGCGCAACTTGGTCCTTATACGCCGCCAAATCGGGGTTGTAGTCGAGTGCTGAGTTGACTTCCTGCGTGAGATCTCGAAGATTCATTACACACCCCTAAAAAGAAACCGGCGACTGAGGGCATTGTACCCCAGCCGCCGGTAATGGGCGCAGGGCCCGGTAGCGATTCTTATATCAACCGTAGAAACCGTGATCGTAGATCATGATTGCAAGATCGGTGAAGTTGACGAGCGGCGTGGTGGTTGCGGCTGTGACGCAAATAGCGAATCTACCAGTAGCGGATGTCATGTGCGCCAGTGGAGTACCACCAGTACCACCAACAGCTCGGAGTCTGCCATCAGTCCCGGTGTCTGCGCCAACCAAGTCAAACTGACTGATCGCTGCAACGCCGACACAGATGTCATTGTATCCAGCAACCTGAACCTTGATCGGAATAGCCGTTGTTCCAGCAGCTTCCATTGCGATACCAATGGCGTAGCCGCCGTCAGCTACGTCACACTGAGTGACAGTCAGACCAATACCATATGTAGTGGAAGTCGAAATTTGAACGCAGTCTCCCTTGAGAATTGCGGCTCCATCCGACCAAAGGGTCACAAACTTCTTGGGGTAATTTACGACGCCATCAACGCCATCAATCTTATGAACAGCCATTATGTACTCCTACTCTCGATACATTAGCTTTTGGGGGCGGGTGGAGGCCGACATGACCCCCACCCAAATGAAATCCTAGAACGTGTCCAGGCCGAATGCGAGGCCGCTGGAACCAAGGTGCTTGGCAATCAGCTGACCGCGACAACGAAGCTTGGCGGCACGAACATCGTACTCACCAGACACCGTCTCGAAGTCACCCAGGTCGAAGTAGCCCTTCGGATCCCAGAGAGTGTAGATGTCGTTCAGGTTCAGCATGTAGAACGAGATCTCGCTGTCGCCAGAACCTCCCGTGGTCGAACCAGCATCCGGCATGAAGTACTCGACATCAATCGGAATGCCGTCCCAAGTCTGGGACACGCGACCACCATCAAGCTTGGCGGTATCGATGTAGCGCTCAGAAGCCGACAGGGCACGCTTGAGGTTCTTGTATCCGCTGCGGGAAGCAAGAATCACACTCGGGTTACCAGAGGGCGACACAGCGTTGATCTCGACCACCATGTCGTAAAGGCCAGCAAGACCATTACCGTTGAACGAACCTACACCATCATAGACTTGGTTCTGCCAACCAGTCTTGTCTTGGTGGGCGCTCTTGGCAACAGTACCAACGGAGTTGGTCTGAGCAGCAACAGCGTCCTCCTCAAGGAACCCAGTAGTACTGTCGACTCCGTTCAAGGAGCCCCAGTCTTCCCAGCCGGCCACCCCACCCTGAACCACGTTCTTGACGTACTCACGCTTCAGAGCGTTTGCAGTCATCTTGACGCGACTCTCAAGGATTGAGAGGATGGCGGCATCGCCCTGGTTGATCATCTCTTCCTCAGAAGAGATGGCAATCGGACGAACGACGTGTGCCCAATCGAACACAGCGGGCACGAACACGTCTTCGACACTCAGGTCGATGCGCTCGTAACCGGTCTGCATCCGAGTAGTCTTGGAGTGCTCACCGAATCCAAGCGGAATAACGATGCGCGTTCCGCCGGCCTGAGTGGGCTTTCCCTCACCATGTGCGCGGGCCTGTGCCTCGAGAAACGCGGTGCTGGTGTGAACGCCATCGCGCCACTCCTTCATCACGATATGCATCGTGGTCGAGAGAAGCTCGTTACCAATGGTAAGTGCTGTGGTTGCCATTTTTTTCTATTGCTCCAGGGGAGTGATTATCGGAGTGATTGGGAGAGTTTTTGGGCTGCTTCAGGATTAGCTGTCAACCATTGTGAAATAGCGAAGGCACCCTGCTTCATGACATCAGGAGGAACATCGTGCGAAGACGGATTCCCACCCGAAACAGCACGACCAATACGCCGTGCAGACTGTTGACGAGCTCGCTGTTCATGTGCCGCCCGAACCTGCTGCTGGGCCATCACACGGCGAGCCTTGATAAGCTGGTATGCATCCTGGGTTGAAACTGGAACTCCAGTGCCAACTCGAGTGCGGACGAGGCCCGCGACCTCTTTCTTGAAAGTAGCGTCACGCATCTCAGGGTGCGTGTCGACGAAATCAAGATACGAAGTCTCGCGCGCCTTTACATCAGCTGCAGCCTTCATCGGCTCCAGAATCGCCTGCATTCCCTTGGCGATCCCACGCTGAATGCGTGCCTCGACACCTTGCTCAGTGAAGACATCAGGCAGTTCACCCTGAGGCTCTGCCAGAAGCTTCTGAACATCCGGGTCGTCAATCAAAGATGCGAACTCAGACTGACGCTTGGCGAATTCACGCTCTGAAGTCGAAAGCTGACGCTCACGACTCTCAATCTTCGTCATCAGGTTGGTAATCTGGGCCTGATGCTTCTCACCCTGCTGCTTTCGATCAACACGGAAGTTGTGCAGAATCCGACGAGCTACTGGAGGCAAGTCCTTCAGGTGGCCCTCATCGATCTTCTCGTAGAACCCGTCGTGCTCTAGTTCCTCGATGTCACTAAGTGCATTATCAAGAGCACTAAAGCTCTGATGCGCGACCGGCTCTTCCTGCTGAACAGGCTCTGCCGGGACCTCCGGTGCAGCCTCTACTTCTGGTGCATACTCCTGCTGTGCAGCAATCGCATCCAGTGACTCGTTTCCGATATCAACAAGGTCAGCCAAGTCACCTTGAGTTTCAGGAGTTTGGCTTTGGTTCAGATCATCCATTGGGTTCCCCAACCATCATTGATTTTGAATCTACCACTTATATACAAACTGCACAACATTAGCCCATATTCGAAGCAAGCATTTGCTCGTCTTCGTTGAAATTGCCAGGCGCAGGGGCCATCTCTGGTGCTTCTGCAGCCTCAGGCGAAACGGGAGCCTGCATTGCCTCAAGCAGCTTCTTGTCCTTGCCCATCTTCTTCATGGTCGCCGTCGCCTTCCGCAGTTCAGCATCAGAAGTAAGTGCCTCAAGGTCAAGGCTGTATTTATCGAAAAATTCGCCTTCCCCAATCAGCTTGAGAGACTCGTTCAGTGCAACAAGGGGGGCAAAAACCTCGGGCGGAAGCGGCTGGTCCCACTTATTGCCACCCTCAGTCCCAGCCCACTCAAGGTCTGGGATATCCTCACCGGCAAACGCATCAATCGTGTTGTTGAACTCAGAGAGCAGAGTCTGAATAGCCTTGATGCTAAACGGCTTCTCAGGCATAGGAGCAGCCTGGCCCATCACGTCCTGCTGAAGCATCGCCTCTTCTTGCTCCAACCCCTCAATGTCCTCAGGACTCGGAGTTCCAGCCTCAGGAGGCATCATCTCACCGCCCGGAGGCATCATCTCGCCACCCAGAGGTGCGGCACCAGCCTCAGCGTAGAGTTCAGGATTTGCAGCCATAGCTTCTTCATATCCAGGCTCACCCTCATAAGGGAGCGGCTGACCTGTTCTGGGATCGACTGGCATGTGAGACTCCTGTGGAAGAATTAGATTCTACCCTGTTCTTGCGCTTTACGGAATGCACTGAACTCAGGTGCATTATCCATTCTGTCTATATAATCGTTATACTCTTTTTCTTCACTCTCGCGCCGATTATCGAATTCAGAGAAGATCTTCTCTTCATCGTAATCTCCATCGACTGGCGTAAGGCCACGCTGCTTACAAATCTCTCGACGGTGCGCCTTGCTCTGAAGCATAACGCCAAGGCCACGGTCATAGTACGGGAAGCGCTCGCTCCACCGATCAATGCGGGCCATTGGCATCCACTTGCAGTCTGATGCCTTGCACTCGGGACACTCAAAGTCGTCATCTACAGTCTGACCAGTCCCATGATCGACAATTTCTTCGAATGAGTGCTCACATGCCTTGCACTTGAACTTATGCAGAGACAATCCACGCTTCTCGCGAGAGTAAGCAGGCGTGAAGAACTTTGCGTCGGTGCTCTGATAGACAGAAACCGTAATGGTGTACTTTGCCGACCCATCACACTCGTCGCACGAGACTTTTCCAGGGCGTTCAGACGCCTTGAAGAGTCGGTCCTTAGACCAACCGCAGTCTCCACATTGGAAGCTATACAGGGGCAACAGGCGCTCCAGATGCTGAAACCATTGATGCAATCATCTCAGCTTGCTGCTCAGGTGGCACGGACTCCAACTGATCCAGCATCTGCTGCATCTCTGGATCGTTGGCAAATATCTCCCTCAGCATGACTATCGCTTGCTCAGGAGGCATGTTCATCAACTGAGACAAGTCAGGGGCGCCACCAGTTGGCGGTGGGAGTGGCGCAGCGCCAGGAGGCATTGGACCACCCGGAGGCATCATCCCGGCCTCAGGAGGCATTGGGGCACCCGGTGGTGCTTCAGTGGCACCCATCATCACTTCTTCATCTGACGGTGCGCCCTCTTCTTCGGCTGCCTCAGCCTCTTCAGCAGCCCGCATCTCAAGTTCATCAGGATGGAGGTCTTTCGGAAGTTCAAACTTCTCGGCAATTGCCTTCATGTAGGCACGCGCCATGACTCCCGTGGGGCCACCCTCTCCAACAGCAGCCCACAGCATGTTGTACGGCTCGAGTAGACCAAGCAGGTTCTGCTGCTTTGCGATCTCATCCATCGGAGCTCCACCGCCCTCAACGAATGTGATCTCAAATGCCGCATCCAAATCCTCAACAGTGATCTCAACCATCTCTCGACGGTCGCGCAAGACAAGCTTCTCGGGCTCAATCTGGCCCTCCTGGTCCTTATCTTTCGTGTAGCCATCTACATCGCTTTCTTGAACAAACGGTTCCTGCTCAGCGTCTTCGAATTTCTGGTCAGCAACCTTGGCCTGGTCGCTCTTGTCCTTATCTTCAGACTCTTGTTTAGACTCTTGTTTAGACTCTTCCTCTTCAGACTCAGACTCAGACTCAGACGCCTTCTGCTCATTTGCACCCTCATCTTCAGACTTGTTGTCCTCATCCAAAGGACGAGCACCAACCTTAGCAAGTGCAACGTCTTGGTCCTCATAGGCCCCAGTAGAATCTCCAAGATCCTGCATTGAAGAGATGAGCGCGCGAAGAACGACACCAAGCAACTGGGAGAGCCAGTCGTCCCTGATCGAGGCATGCATACCGAAGTCAGATTCGGTGTACTGCTGAACCGCCTGGACCTCAAATGCAGTCGCCTTTGTCACGATTCCGCGAGCCGCTGGCGACATCCCAATGTTTCGCTCAAGATCTTCTTGAACGATTGACATGTACTGGTCTATATTGCCGCTCAATGGAGCATTCACAATCGGAACAATCGCGTCACCAAGCGGGCGGTCATAATCAGCGTCCAACTGCAAGATGAGTCCGTCGTTACCTTCAGTCAAATCCGTCAGTTCATCGGCACCAAATGTCCCCTTTCGGGTGATGTACTGCCGGGTATCCTTCCGCGTGGCCATCGCCATGAATGACCGGTACGAGTTCATCTCACGAATCTGCGGTAGAACCCGAGCTGAGTGCGAAAGCCCACGAAGCGGGAACTCTGGCTCGTGATTGAAAATCAGCGGAACAACGTGAGGAAGCGGGTCGCCATCAACATCGGCAAATGGCAGCGGGCCCATCCAAATAGGCGTCTGCGACATCTCACCCTGGCCAAGGACGTAGATCTCGAGTCTGCCCTCATAGACGATGTTTGGATTGTCCGGGTCTTTCCAAGTGTCCTTCAGATTGCAGAGTTCCAAAACGCGCACAAACGCCGATTCATCCGAATCTGCCTGCTTCTGCTTCGGAAACCTCTTGGAAGTGCCCTCAATAGACCGCATGCTCCCATCAAGGAAGTCGTCTCGGGATGTGCCAGCCAGTCCTTCAAGGTCATATTCCCGCTCTACCTCCATCTTTGGCCGGTAATACAGGTGACCACGGAAGCGCTCATCCTCAGAGTCACCAACATCCGAATCCAAGAGGATCTCCCACCACGGAATGACGCGCATCCACACCCGATCAAGCGGACTTCCGCGACCTGGATAGTAGCCAACCTTGGCCCCACAACCTGGGTACAGAATCGCTTGGCGCAATCCAGTCATTACGCGCCGATGGACACGACTTGAACTCAGCCACCGGTTCAGTACAAGTTCAACCTTCTGAGCATCACCACGTCCAGCTGCATCAGGCCCAATGATTGCCCGACTGGCTCGAGGATAGAGTGCCGAGAGGTATGAACTGATGATTCCCCAGAGCCGATTGACCTCAATGTTGATGTCCGTCTGCTTGGAGTACTTGTTGCCCTGGCCTTGACTGCGGATATGCTTCCAGTAATTGGTCGTGTAGCACGCCTTGGCAAGCGCCCACTCATCCCGACCTTCGCGCATCCGCTTGTCATGAGCAAGTAGGTGCTGCTTGATAAACTCTGGAGGGAGTTCATCATTGCTGAAGTCATGATCTGCGTACTTGTTTTCTTCAGCCATCACTAACGCCTAACGCTATTACTGAACGGGTTCCGGTGAGCAACATAACGCCTTCGGAATGACGAGGGTGCAAGCTTAGCAGTCGGCATACCTCTCCGATTCCATTCTGCAAGCATAAGCGCGTCCGCGTGGTCATCATGGTACCCGTCTTGGCCTCCAATCTTACCGCTTTGCTCCCGAATATGCATCAACTCCTGCACCGTTGTTTGATCAGTCAAAGTCAACGCATCTCCATTCACCATCTGGCGCAAGTGGGCATACGCTTCCTGCTTTGAACCCCTCGATGTGGTCCAGTACTTGGGCGTTAATGAAGGCTTTCGGCCTGGCTCTGGCGGTCGGACCCACAAAGGAATCCCATATTTGTGAAACTCCCTGATCACCACAGTGCCAGCACCACCAGGATTGCTCTCAATCAAGGTCTTGGCCTTGTTGTAGTAGTTCGCCAGTTCAGCAGCCTTCGTTGAGAACAAGAGTTCACCTCCCTTGTTCATCGAAAATGCCGCCACCTGCATGCCGTCAGCTGAGAGAACCTGCGCAACCGCGTAATCACCACCGTTGCACCACGAGGGGTCAACGCCAACAGCGTAGTTGTACCCAGGCTTCGGACGTTCGTAGATGCGCAACTCGCCTTCCTTTGGCTTGATCGATGACAGAACATCGTTCAGATAGTCCTGATCAAACCACGCGCCGTCGAATTCGACAAATCCATCTTCAATCGTCAGCGGATACTCACGCCGAAACTGCGAGAGACCAATGCCGTTGATTCCATGAACGCGGTCGTGCCGCCAGTACAACTGCTCCATGGTGAGTCCATGGACCTGAGCAAGTTCGTACTCCTCTGAGTCAGGCTCCCACCCGTCCGGCACCGCCTTGCAGTACGAAGGATGGTCAGACCAGCGGAAGAACCGGAATCGGACGGACGGATCTCCCTGACGAGTCGCCTCCTGAGCTGCCAGCACCTTCCTGTGGAACAAGTTGCCAGGACCATTGGCCGTAGACAACACAATGGTCTTGAGATGTGGACCGGCATGCATCGTCGATGTAATCGATGCCCACACCTCTTCTGCATTTGGCCAGAATGCGAGTTCATCAGCATGCAGGCGCTGATACGTCCAACCACGACCATGACCATGACCCTTACCGCCAGCTGTTAGGCACCTGAACCCAGCCTGAGTGTCATCGAAGATGAGTTCCTTGCGGCTGGACCTCGCTACCTCTCGCTTCAAGGCCTGCGGTAACGACCGGTAGAAATGCTGGAGCTTTCCAAAAATCGCATCAGTCGTCTCATATGTATGAGCGACCACCAGCGTCCGCACAGGATCTTTCGCCCAATACGTGTAGTCGAAGTTATATCCAATCGCGACCGTCGTATCGCCAATCTGACGCGGCTTGTAGTGAACGATTGTTTCCGCATCAGACATGAAGTCATCAAGCGCCAGGATCTGCTCTGGGAATGGCGTGTTGAATCTGCGCTCGATTCCCTTCTCATCGATGATCTTCAGGCGTGAGATGAACTCTCGCGGGTCATCCGCGAGGACGCTGAGCTTTCGGTCCAGAAGAGACACTACGCCTCAGGTACATTGATGTGCCACGCAGCCCCTTCGCTGCCGTTCCCGATGTATTCCCGAAGCTCCTTGGTTTCAGCCTTCTGCTGGTCAACTCGACGCGCCTCGTACCGAACCTTCGCAAACGCGCGATACGCCCACTCTTCACCTCCATCCATCGCATCAAGCACGCCTTGCCACCACTTGTGCTCGATCATCTGCAGTTCTTGCTCACTCAGAGGCTCAACCTCGGGGAAGTCCTCGTAGAACCACACCAGGAAGGACTTCTTCGCCGCCCACTTCCGAAACTCACTGGGCATTATCGGGTGGTCTTTGAATGCGTCGGACTCAGAGCGAGTGCTGGCCGCATACCAGTGCCGCTTCAGGTAATTTCCGCTCAACACGCAGTTCTTGGCCACGCGCCGAAACGCTTTCTGGCGGTCGGTAGGCTTGTAATCAAGCAATTCAGGATCAATCCATGGCGTTAGTTCATTTGCCGCAGATTTTCCGTTCCTGCCATTTCTGCCCATCATTGCCTCCAAGTGCCACTACCATAGCATTAATCGCCAGACGCTGAACAACCGCTACTAAAACCATTAACACGACTACGCATACGATTTCTTCGCCCGCCTCTTGTTCGACTTGGTCGAATTCTTGCCCTGAGACATCACTTTAAGATTCCCGCTGCTGTTGTTCTTCGGGTTCCCGTCCTGGTGATCGACCGTCTCGGTCTTGGCAAGAACCTGCTTGCCGTGGCTACGACGCCACTTATTGAGCTTGGTCCGAGCTCTGTTCCGACTTGAGCGGTCGCCCTTGTCCTTCTTGGTCTTGTGGTCGCGCTTGTACTCTTTGTCGTAGTTGCGCTTCCGGCCTCGTGAGTCTCGCTTCGTGGTCATCAGTCTTCATCCTTTCTCAACTGAGACTTCAGAACTGCAGCAGGCGGCAATCCCGCACCGTACAGAATCCGTGGGTCATCCGGGTCGAAGGTGCCACGGTTCTTGACGGACTTGATTTGAGCGGGATCAAAGGCAATGTACTCTTTGAAACCCCTATCTGTCCAAATCTCACCATCAAAACCATACTCTTCAAGAACCCTCCGTCTTACTTTTGCCCGCGCCCCACGCTGTTCTTCAAGCCAGTTCTTTCCTGCGTTTCTCTTTTCTATGCCCAACAGGTGATTGATTTTCTCAAACATCCCCTCTGGGGATTTAGTTTCACCTTGAATGTATGGGTTCTTGATAGACAAGTACACCTCATAAACATGCGGATCTGTTCCTCTATTTCGGGCATAACCCATAGCCTCTTCGCTACTTTCAGAGAAGTAAGCCCCGCTTGAACGATAACCGGGATCAGTCCAGCCACTAGATCGTGTACGGAAAACCTCTTCCTCTGGGAGATCTTTGTCTCGGTACAGCGGAAGTTCTCTTCGGGTGTCCCTAAGTGACTTAATCTCACTCTTTAGTTTACTGAACTCTTGGCGGGCTCCCTCGTGTGCCTGATCCGCTTTCTTGTACGCAGGATTTTTAGTCCATCCTGCCCAGGCGCGCGGGCTTTCGAGTAACCTCCACTCTTTTATAGCCTGCTCTTTTGCCTCATCCACTGCCTTCTCAAGGGCTCTGAAGTTCCCCCTAAGCGAGCTTACTTTTACGTCGAGATCACTGATTTCATCTGTGAGTCGTTGTTTTTCAGCGGCAACACGATGACGCTCAATATTCGTTTCGCGAGCGGCTTTGTCGAATCTACCCTTTGGCGTGCCATGATAAACCACAATCGGCTTACCAGCCTTGTCGACTACCTTT